GCAAAACTTCTGAAACCCATTGTTTGGAAAATTTGTTCTTTGTATGGGTTACGAACTGTTCTTGTGGCAGATCTAATTGCACCAGATACGTTTAGATCTCCAAGACCTAATTCTCTTGGTAAGTTACCTGCACTCGCTACTGTACGTGCCAAGACACTACCTAGACCAGATCCTGCAGCAGCTTCGAGTGCACCAGAAATTCCACTACTTTCAAAACCTGTTTTCATTTTTTCAAAAGTATCTGCAACTTTAAGTTCTCCAGCCATACCTCCACCCATAAGAGTTCCAATATTTTCAATATTAAACTCTGCACCATATTTTGCTTGTGGTGAGTTAGGAATGTAAAGAGATATTGATGAATCTATTTTTCTAGTTTGTCTTGTTTGTGTTGCACCAGAGTTTTGTATCAATTTGGTTGCACCAGCAGCTACTGCAAACCCACCAGCACCTGAACCAAGATTGCCAATATTAGCTGCTTTTAATCCACCAGCTGCAAGAGTACCAAATAAAGTACCACCTGTGAGTGCAAGGAATTTAGTTCGGTCGTTTTCAACCTTTAATGCTGCTGCAGCACCTTCATCTCCTTCTCCTGCCTTTTTCGCTAAATCTTGATTTCTTGATTCTCTTTCTGATGCGGTTTCAGTTTGATAAATGTAAAAATTGATAGCGTGTGGTTGCTCGTCAGAACCGATATCAGCAGGATAACGATAAATTCGGTTGCGTCGCTTTAGCTTTTTCTTCTCGACTTTGCTATCGTTGTCTTTTGGTTGTGTTTCGTTATCTAATGACATTCAGTTCTCTAATAAATAGGGTTACTTTTGGTTATTTATAATGCCTTACACAAAGAAATTACATCAAGGTCGTTTTAAACCTAAAAATTCAGCAAAATACGTTGGAGATCCTACAAATATTATTTATAGGTCTTCGTATGAGTTGAAATTTATGAAATGGTGTGACATAAACGAAAATATTACTGAATGGGGATCGGAAGAAGTCGCCATTCCATACCGTTCACCCATTGATAATCGCATTCATCGGTATTTTCCCGACTTTTACATGAAAGTCAACAACAAAAAGTACCTAATAGAGATAAAACCTTCAAGATTTACTGAAGAACCTAAGATTCCAAAGCGTAAAACAAGACGTTTCATTGAAGAAGTCAAACAATACGGTACAAACCTTGCAAAATGGGAGAGTGCAACAGAGTTTTGTGCTGATCAGGGCTGGGAATTCAAAATATTAACGGAAAAAGAATTAGGAATTTCGTATAAATAAGGGTATGGCTAATCCCTTTGAACAAATCAGAGCAAACTCACAAGACCAGACGAAAAGTTTTCAATGGTATCTGAGACAAGTACGTCAATTGGCGTCTAACATTGCAACTCCAGCAGCTGCAATGCGTTCAGACATATTTGAAACAGACCCAAACATTGAAGTTGGGAGTATGTATCTGTATAGGTATGACCCAAAACATAAAGATAAACTTCCATACTATGACACCTTTCCGTTGGTTCTACCATATGAACCAGTGCAAGGTGGATTCTATGGTTTAAATTTGCATTACCTTCCATATATGTTAAGAGCAAAACTTCTTGGACAATTAATGGAAACAGCAGACTCGAAATCAATTAATAAAGACACCAAAATGAGATATAACTGGGCATTGCTGAAAGCTGTAGGAAATGAAATCAAACCTTGTGTAAAAAGATATCTGACAAGTCACATTGTGACACAATATTATAAGGTAAACCCAGAAGATTGGAAAGCAACGATATTTCTTCCGATTGAAAACTTCATGGGTGCAAATAAAGATAAAGTATTCAGAGATTCGAGGCAAATGGTATAATGGCAAATTTCCAACTAAATGATTTCATTACAAAAATACGAGAAGAGGATCTTGCTCGTTCCAGTAGATTTGAGGTAGTTTTCACAACTCCAGGAAAATCTAATAAAGGTAGAGGTGTTTCGCTTCTTTGTGAAGAAGCTGCAATTCCTGGATTGATTTCATCATTTGTTCCAACGAAGATTGGTAACTGGACAGAATACCGTATTCACGGTTTAGAATTTTTCGGCGACAACGCCACATTTACTTTTTATTGCGACACCAATTGGGGTGTAAGAGAATATTTTGAAGATTGGATTGGTTCAGCGCAAGTAGATCCAATCTCTAAAGAAGTCGGATTCTATGACGACTACACGGCAGATATTGAAATATATACTTTAGATCGTGGAGATAATAGAACTGGAAAATGGTGTCTCAGAGATGCATTTCCAAGGCTGATTAACTTAACACCAGTATCACAAGCATCTGATGCACCAGCAAGGGCAACAATAACCTTTGCATACAAGTATTGGACTTCTGATACTCTTGAAGAAGGATTCCGTGGTGGCGGTGGCAGACTTGGGAATATTAAGAGATTTGTTAATATGTTTAAAAACGATGGAAAAGGTTTTAAAGACCTTTTTGATATTGATTAGGAGTAAATTATGACATTACCACAAATTGATGTGCAGACATTTGATGTCAACATATCATCACTAGGAAAGAAGTTTAAGTTTAGACCTTTCTTAGTAAAAGAGGAAAAGCTATTAGTTATGGCGTCAGAGTCTAGCGACAAAGGTGACATGATTAATACTGTTCAACAAATTGTAACTAACTGCTCACTCGGTAAAGTGAATGGTGAAACATTGCCTATTTTTGATTTACAAAAAGCATTTTTAGAAATCAGAAGTATGTCAGTGTCAAACATCATTCCTCTTACAACAAAGTGTGGGCATTGTGAAGTCGAAAACGATGTTGTGTTCGATCTTGATGAAGTTAAAATCAAGAAATCAAGAGGACACAGTAAACAAGTTAAAATTGGCGACACAATGGTTATTGAAATGAAATATCCAAAAGTACAACAGATTGAAAAACTTTTGGGTGATAATGCTGAAGATATTTACAAAGTAACTGCAGATTGTATTGAAACAATCTATCATGAAGATGAAGTTATTGAGTTTCAAGAAAGTCCTTTAGAGGAAAGACTTGATTTTATCGAAGGTTTCTCAACAAAACATTTTGAAGGAATTAGAAATTTTTACGAAACTATGCCTACATTGTTACATACTATTGATTACACGTGTAAGGCATGCAAAAAGGACAATACTTTAGTTATTGATGGATACGAAAATTTTTTCGTCTAAGCCTCTCTCACGAGACCTTGCAGAATTTGTTCAAGACGAACTTTTTATTAATGCAAGAACACAAATATTCATTGACGGAGATAGAGTCAATGGTTCCTTGGGAGAGGGAAGTTTACGTTGCTATGTTAATTGAACATCTAAAGAAAAAAGCGGAAAACGCAAAACAGAGATAGAAAAATGGCACAAGAGTTAATGGCTTTAAAACCAGAATTGCAAAAGGAAACAGGGGATAATGTAATAGGATTCCCTGACCTGATCAGTCAGCGAAAAGGAGATGCATCTTTTGCACCTATTGCTATGCAGAATGGATTCCAAGCAATGGCTGGTGGAAGCAGTGGTGGAGGAACAAGAAATACACCAGAAGGTAATGTTACTGCATTATTTGGCGAACTACAAGCTGCATCCGAATTATCTCTTGACGAATTAGCAAAACAATCTGAGTTATTAAAAGACATTAAAGAGAATACTGATCCAAAAGTTGATACTGCTGGTGGACAAAAACCTGCAAAAACCGAAGAAGATATTAAAAAGAAATTAGAGGGTGACAAAGAAGAGATTACCGAAGAACAAGGTAACAAAATTATCAAACTCTTAGATGAGGCAAATGGTACTACAGCAAACTTGGCGATGTTTATGTCTGCTCTTGGTGGATCATTATCTGCATTAAACACCACTGGTGACGAACTGTTAGACGGTGGTAAAGGTGTGGCAAAACTTGGCGTTGCCTCAGCAATGTTGGCTGGACGTTCTGCAATTAATATGGGTAGAAAACTCGTTGACAAACCTGATCCAAAAGTTGACCCAAAAGCAAATAAACAAAATCAAAATAGTAAGAATCTCGAACAAAAACAAAATCAAGACAACAAAAAGAAAATTGAAAATAAAAAGACTACACCGCCAAAGAATTCTGTAGTAAAAGAGGCAAGTAAAAAAGGGTTACAAAAACAAGGAAGAAATGTAGCGTTAAGAACATTAGGTAGAGTCGCTCTCGGTGCAACTAACCCAGTGATTGCAGTAGGATTAGCTGCCTCGGGACTTTATGATGGAATTACTTTTGGAATGCGTGCATTGGGATATGGTGATAAAGTAGATGCATTCGAAGACGGAGTAGCAGATTTTCTTGGGATTGAAAGCGAAGAAGAAAAGGCAGAAAGACTGGATCAAGAAAAAGCTGCAAGAACAGAAGCCACTGATAGAATTATCACTAGGATTCAAGAGTCTGATTTATCAGACGAAGATAAACAAGCAGAAATAGAAAAAGTACAAGAAGCGTTAAAAGATTCTAACGTACAAGGTGGTGGTCGTGGTGGTGCTAAAAAAAGAACAACAGGTAGCAGGAATTTAAAGAAATTTCAAGAGAAATATAATGTTGAGGATTTAGTTGATCAGACCACTGCACCGCCACCTCAATCTTCAAAACAGGTTGAAGAAACTACTCAAGAACAACAACAAGCAATGTTAGAACAACAACAACCTATTGTCAATGTACCAGAGCAACCTGCACCAAATGTAAATATACCACCACAGCCTACACCAAATATACAAGTGGCTGCAACACTTCCAAGAACAGGACTTCCAAGAGATTTAGAGTTGACAACAGGACAGGCGAGACTACCCAAGTTTATCGTATCATAAAAAAAGGGCAGATGTTTAGTCTGCCCTTTCTTCTACCTTAACTTACGCAGACCATGATGTGCCACGATATATACCGTGTTTCATCTTGGAACTATTCTGTTTAGGTAAGTTTTTGTAAGATACTCCTCTATAGACACCAGAGTCGATTGAGACTCCTTTTTCTACTGCTTGAGGAGTGACCTTGATACCGCGATAGTATTCCATAACACTTCTCCCTTAATTTTAGTTAAAAGAAATGCGTTCCTTCGACTTTCGGTCTCGTTCGGCGATTGCCTACTAGCTAACCCACAAATGTGGAGGTTTTCAGGTCTACTTCCGTCTCTTGCGAGATGAACGTGATACAATTATTTATAAGCAAAAAAAAGGGGATCCGAAGATCCCCTTTCTCAGTTAGACTAACTGTTTAGTCGTCTTCAGCCAATTTAGCAAAGTATGACAATGTGTCATCCTCGTCTTCATCAGCATTACTGACAACAGTGGCAGGAGTCGATTTATCAACAAAGATTTGATCTTCAACATCACCAGTTTGTTCAGCTACTTTCTCAGCAGTTGTTACTTTTGCACCACCAGCAAGAACCATATCTAATTTGGTTTTCAACTCTTCATAAGACTTGAAGTTTTTAGGATCTACAATCTCTGCAAGAGAGTGCTGTTTAGCCCACAATTCCTCAATCGCTTCATCAGATTCAGCGACAGGTGTAGGAGTTGACTCAAACTCAGACTTGTCATAGTTTCTATAACCATCAACTTGTCTTGCTTTCAGTTTGAAATTAACACCTTCCCAGAAATCAAATGGGTTTACTGGAGTCTCGTCCTCGAACTGAGGTTGCATAACATCTTTGATTTTATCAAAGATTTTCTTACCGAACTTGTAAAGCATTACCTGTCCTTCGTTTGAAGGATTAGCAGGATCTTTTACAACAAGAACATTTGCATAGTAAGAAAGTCTACGCTTCTGTTTACGAGCGAGATCTTTGTTTGCCTCGACACCACTGTTCCACAGTTCGCTGTTCAATTCAGAAACTGGATCCTGTTGGTTTAGAGTTGTGAGGGAGTTTTCGATGTACCATTTACCAGTTGGTCCTTGGAACCCATGATTAAACATTCTAACCCATGGAAGTTCCTCGCCTTTAGGGGCAGGCAAAAAACGAAGAACGGCATAACCGTTACCAGCGGAATCTACTGAGAGTTTCCACTCGTTACCATCGTCTTTTTTGTAGTTGGTTTGAGGGGCATCTATTTTTTCGACTTCTTTCATTAGGTTGTCGAAAGAACCTCTTGCTTTACGCAAGTCAGACAGTGTATTAAACGACATATTTTTTCTCCTGTATAGCGTTATATTTACGTTGTATATTTTGTCCTTTATCAGCGGACGAGTTATTTATAAAGATTCTCACCTATATATCTCATTTCGTCTGTTAATTTGACAAATGGTCGATATTTTCTTATGAGCAAATGTATGCTTTCTAAGAAGATATCTGGTGTATTATCGCTCATTTTAAACAATTTGTCAAGCAAAACTAACGTCTCAATTGAAATTTTTTTTCCAAGATATAGACGATAGACCAATGCATGTTGTCCTTGATCAGCGACAAACGGATTAGAGATAGATTCTTTTTCCATCTCTAATTTTATCAGTTCGATATCTTGTTCAAACTGATAAACTCTTCTTGCCTTGCGAGCCTTCCATTCCTTATAAACTTCAGAGGCACGAGTATCAAACATCCCACCCCATTTATCTCCAGAAACAAAGTTTGCTACGAGCAAGTCAATAATCTCTTTCTTTTTATAATCACGTGCAAGTTTACGCATTGATATAATATCTTTCCTTTTCAGGAATGCTTTCTCACTCGCCTTTACACCACCACGTGTTTTTGTAATATCGTATTTTTCGGTTGTAAAGTGGAGTTTGAGAGCAAGATATAACTTGTAAACTTCAAACGGATCCATTACAAAGGCAACTTCCCAGACTTCTCTCCTTTGAGAAGATTAAGGTCGGCTGCTTCGACTGCAATCTTTTCTTTTAGATTTGCAGTAAGCAATTTCTTAACAGATTCTATTTCCATATTATTCTTTTCACAGAATGCAACAATGGTATCAATATAACCTGACTTAGTTCTCACAGCTTCTTTTTCTATGTGTTGTGAGAAATCAGAAGAACTTTTAAATTGTTTGGTGATAAGATATTCATCAGTAACTTCTGATGGATCTGTGTTCATATCATTATCAACTACTACTTTCGGCATCGTATCTCCGTTTCCATTCTCTAATATATTCAATGGCATCTTGACTCCTTTTTATATAGGGTGTATCACATCGCGTATGTTCAGCTTCTCCTTTCCTATCAAATTCGTATACAATAGGGTGCTCAAATGCTTCCGCTATCTGTTGAATCGAATAAGGATGGTTAGATCCGAAATGCGCTTCCTTTATTTTCTTTTCCGCACTAACGAGATTTGCAACTCCCATGGCAACGTCTTCAACCCATGTAAAATCTCTAGTTTTATTACCAGTTCCAAATATCCTGAGACTCTCACCTCGTTCAACTTGGTTTTTAAATGCTCTGATCACAGTACTGTGTTCTCCGTAGTCTGCCTCTCTTGGACCATATACGTTATAAAAGTACATTAAGTGATATTGCAAATTAAAACTTCTCTGATAAAAATTCAATGTTTCCTCACACATAGCTTTTCCAAAGGTGTAAGGGTTTGAGTATGCATCGCTAAAAATATTACTTGATGATGTTGCAAAATATAATGGACAATTATACCTCAAAGCATACTCGCAGACAACCACTGTTGGGTTTATATTATTTAAAATAGACTCTGCAGGATTCTCAAATGACATCCTGATTCGAGGTGTATTAGCTAAATGAACAATGGCGTCACATGGTGGTATAATGGCAGTACACACATCTTCGAATATATAATGAACATTCGGTTTGTGTGTAACAAACTTACCATTTCTTTGATCATCTATGACTGTGATTTCGTAACTTGCTTCTGCAAATAACTCAACTAAATGGCTTCCAATAAAACCACAACCACCAGTAACAACAATATGCATATCTATTTCGGTCTATAAAATATATGCGTATCAATCTTAGCTGTAATTTTCATTCGGTCTGCCCAAGTTGGATTCACATAATCTGCATGATAAAAAAGTGCACCATCTGTTAGATCCATTTTTGATTCCATCGCATAAAGTGACAACATATAAATGGCTTGGTATTTTTTAGTATTATTGACAGTATCTGGTTTACCGTCGCAATACCAAGAGAATTGACAGCGATGTCTATAAGGATATCGCTTTCCATCTTTTTTTGATACATAATGTGGTGCTTCATAAACTACTTCACAAACTGTATTTGGAAATTCTTCGGCTTCCACTCGGTTCATAGTTACATCTGCAACAGCCAACATTCCAGCAGTAGACTCGTTTCGAGCCTCATGGTATATATTTTGTGCCAAACAAGCAACTTGCGGTTCAACATCCATACCTGTATGCGTTTCAATATCAGCAATAGGGTTTGTAGCCAGTGCGATAAGTATCGCACCGAATGTGTCTAGAAAATTCATAAACAGTCTCCTTTTCTAAAAATGAGGACTTCTGTTGCTAGGCGTCCTCTGACCCCGAGTGACTATGCAGCTAGTGCGTAATCCTCAAATGCAAAGTTATCGTTTGCGTTTGATTTAGTTCTTACGATTTCTACCAAATCCATACGGATAGTTAGAGGTTGCTTGCACACCTGTTCTCCACTTATCTAATCAATACCAGTCGATCCTAATTCACCACCATGAAAAAAACTTTTAATGGTGGTGGAGGTGGTGGGAATTGCACCCACGTCCTGCATACCTTTTGATTCGCTTCAACGAACTCCTTATTTATACCTTAAATTGTATAATTAGTCAAGAAGTCTTTTAGACCTTCTTCAGATTCATCTATCTTTTCTAGGCAAATCTCTTGTATATCATACATTTCTTTTGCCAAAAAGTCAAGTTTTTTACTGATCAATGCATTTGGAAAATCCGATAGAGTATGCTCTGGACGACCAGATAAGATATAACTGGGTGTTCCAAGGATTCTCGCGAGGGAAGAAGCAGAACCATCATAACTAATCATTAGTTCTGTTTCCTGTAATGTTTTAATTGCTTCCAATATTGGTGTATCATAGTCTACAAACTTCACATTATCAAACTGGTTGTATAAAGGTTTCCAATTATTGTTGGTTGGGTCTTTCCATACCTTGTGATGTGCTTGTTCATAATCTTTGAATTGTACTTTATTGTTCTCTGTTGTGACGAATGTTACATAACCGCCACCGCCCTTCCATCTATGTTTCTGATCACAAAGACGATAGTTGTGGAATTTATGGTATGGCAAGTTGCTATGTTTATAAGGTAGGTTGTGTCCGTATTTTATTTTGAGTTGGACATCCTCAGTTTTCATAATGTCAAAAATCGTTTGAAGTCTAAACTCTAATTCTTCGCTGTCCTCTTTTTCATAGATATCCTTGACTCCTTTCTCGTTTTGGAAACACCAAAGAAGCAAAACATTTTCGCCAGTTTTCTCTGCAAGATTATTAATGTAAGAGCAAGGAGAAGTCATGTCGCCATATCCTGGACGAGCCTTCCATTCAACGCAAATCAAAATCTGTCCCTAACATGTGGTCGACTTTAGCTTCACTATCATTACTCCAAACGAGGACTTCAGGATTATCGTACAAGAAGTCGCAAGATTTACAATAGTCTGGATAATCTCCTGTTCTATGACCTTCACGAAGTTTCTCGTATTCTTCGCCGTACCATATGTCTACAAGACTCGTTTCGTCTGCATGACCTAATACTGATTTGGCTTCATTGGGTTGACCCATCGTCTGGCAACAAGGTGTAACACCACCACGCCTTCCATTATTACCGCCAGAACGAATTGTAATCTCATTACTGAATGGTCTACCACAAGTTCGTTTCGTTTCGGATTCTCTTCCATATGCTGGATCGTAGTTACCACTCCAGTTGTGCATTTTCCAAATGTAACCAGTAATCCCCATTTTGTTTACAACATTATCTTGATAAAGTTTTGATTCTTCTTCTAATTTGTCATTATCTAGTATTAGATGATAAGTAGAAACCTTACAATCGCTTCCAACTTCTGCAATATAATCTTTTGCTTCTTGAATACGACCCATTAGATCGTCAAAACTATGTCCTCTTTTATTCTTCATCCAGTGGCTGTATGTATCATTATCATAGCCAATACAACTGTAACGAATAAATTTAAGTCCAGCCAGTATAGATTTTTGTAGGAGATCTCCTGTAAGTTTGCTTCCATTGGTATAAATGAAACTGTCAAACCCATAATCAGTGCAAAGCTGAATATACTTGTATAGGTCTTTAGCCATCGATGGTTCGCCTGAACCTTCGAGATTAATAATTGGTTTTCCGTTAAGTTGTTTTAGAATATTCTCGAAAAGGTCGAGTGGCATTTTACCAGTCCAATCTTTTCCTCGACCAACTGTTTGTGGACACATATCGCATTTGAAGTTACAACCACCGAATACTTCGATGACTGCTCGACCCATCTCAGGTAATGTATTTGATTTCGTATTTTGTGAGGATTGACTCATCATATATCTCAAAAAATGGCAGAAGCATATAGGCTCTAAGTTTAGATTCTATACTTCCGTCAGTTGTTATGTTCAACGGTGTGCTTCCTAGAGAAGATACGGTTTCACCATTGACGCTTATATAATATTTATTTAAAATTTCAAGTAACCTTTCGCAAGATTCTTGACAGTGCTCATTGTTCTTACTAGATTCAAACAGACAGTGAGGTATTATTGTCCCTTTCTCAGCGACCCAGTTTATCATATAATCTGCTTGTAAGATATCTTTTGCCCATTTATCGAACCAATCTTTTGTCATAAATAATTCTTTGAATGAAACTCGTTTACCACCAGTGTTGAATGTAAGAAACTCGATTCTATCATTTTCGGAACAAAACATCTTCAATACTTTTTGTCTACCACCTCCAGGATGAATTATCCACCTTTCATTTGATTCTCTAGGAAACCAAAAAAGACCCATTGGGTATTTGTAACCCACAGTAAAATAAACTCGAGTCAACCAAGCCAGTTTTAGTGGGATTTCAAAATGTTCTGGAAGGTCTTTTGTATCACAACCCACGAGTTTATCTGAATGATTTTGATTTGCATAATTAGCAAACCAATATTGAAACGAGGTAATTAATTGTTCAACATTGCAATCGAAAGAAACTTCTTTAACTGCAAAATCTGCAAGACCCCATTTTTCAGATGGATCTTTAAACTTTAGCCAGTCTTCCCATGTAAAATTTGGAAGTGTTCGTAAGCTATTTAGAGACATTCTCGCTTTCCCAAATATCTCTCGCATTAAGTAATAACTCTACATAGTTATCACGCTTTTCTACAAACACTTGTGGTTCGTCTCCTTCAACTGCAATCATAATAACACTCTGATCAATCGGGATATCTGTTCTTTCTTCATACATTATAGCATATGCTGCAGCCTGTGCAAAGTAATTATCAATCCATTCTTTACGTTTTGGTTTCGCTGCAGTTTTAAAATCAATGATTGACAGCTTTCCATTATACTCGGCGATACAGTCAACACGACCAGCCAAGCGTAAATGGTCACTGTATAGTGCAACCTCTTGACCATGAATATTATCTATACGATCTAAAAGCGGTCTAAATTTGTTGAACATCTCCTTATCAAGTAGAGACATATTTGATGTATCAATCTCTTTATTGTTTAGGATATCTTCACACAACAAGTGTATCTTAGTACCACGAGTTGATGCTTTTCTACTTACCTTATTGGCTTCCTCGTTCCCAACACGCTGTCTCCATTCCATAATGGCTTGACGCGATAAGACGCTGAGTACTGTTGTGACGGAAGGGTATGCCTCGCCAGAAGCAGTATAGTAACGTCTACTGCCATCTGGTGAGGTCTTACTGTTTGCAAAATCTGCAAGTTCTTTAACGTGTTTGAACATTGATACTCCTTGAGCAATCTTTTATTATACTACAATGGAGTAAAAAGTCAAGCGTTTTATGTCGTGTATTGTGCCTCGTATTGTTCTCTTGCGAGGATATATTCTTTTACAATATCACTTCTAACGATGTCTTCAGGTGTAAATTCAAACACCCTAAATGAAGGCATCATGTCAGCAATTACCATAAACTTCTTGAGACCTGACATATCGTTTCGTTTAGTGTATAAGTCTGATTGTTTAAAATCACCTGCAAAGATGACCTTACTTCTATGTCCAATACGAGTCATAATTGAATTCAATTCCATATCATTCATATTTTGACATTCGTCTACAATAATGATTGAATCATCAAGTGTAATACCTCTTACAAAAGATGTGATCATCCAATCAATACGCTTTGATTCTTGTAACCTTTCAAATACTTGTTGCTTTTCGGGAAATAATTCTTGACACATATCAATGTATGGTCTCATATAGACTTCTGTTTTTTCTATTTCATTTCCAGGAAGATGACCGATTTCTCTAGATGCCACTGCAGATCTACAAACGACAACCTTACTGTAAGGTGTGCCTTTGTCTAGGACTTCTTCTAGTGCTTTGTAAAGTGCGATAAAAGTTTTACCTGTTCCAGCCGAGCCATGAAGTAGCATACAGGAAGAGGTTGGGTAAGCATCATAAAATGCTTTTTGTGTGGGTGTTAGTGGGTCGAATATATCTAAGTCAGATATTTTTGGTTGGAGTCTATTGTTTCCTTTTTTGAATTGTTGTGGACTTGCGTCTTGGATTAGTTGAAGGCTGGGTTTGCGTCTCGACATTTATAGACCTTATGGTTAAGTGGTTAATCTTTATAATCTAGCCCCCTGTGATTTGGGTGTCACGTCTGTCACGTTTTTCATAATGTAAGAAATAATTGCTTTCGCATCGTGTGATAGCAAAAAGCTATTGTGTGCTGTTTTCATACAATTGAGTGTATATTGTGGATCAGCGGATCTTAAATCTGATTGTGTGAATGGTTTATCTTGATCACCGAAGATATTAAGGCAAAATAGAACCATTTCTACCTCTTCTTCAGAATAAAGTTTGATAGCTACTCCAAGAGGAGTTGTCTCCCTATACTTCTTTGGGAACTGTATAATCTTAGCAGACATATTTTATTTATTACGAGACGACTTTTACGCCGTACTTTTTTTGAAATAAATCCGCGTCTTTTCGATTATTTACCATTGGTTCGCCTTTTATGTTCAGAGAAGTATTTAGTAACATAGGAATTCCTGTGTGTTTCTTCCATTGTTTTAGCAATCTATAAAGACCTGAATGCTGTTTTCTTGTTACAGTCTGTACCCTGCTTGTTCCATCCTTATGTACGATAGCTGGATACATTTCGCGGTCTTTTGCCTTCACTATATATTGCATATAAGGACTTGAAAAACCCTTTTCAACATAGAAGTGTTTGTGAACATCCTCTTCTAAAATAACAGGTGCAAAAGGTCTGAACTCTTGGCGTTGTTTTATTTTGTTTACAAGATCTTTCATCTCTTGTCCTGTAGGATTGGCGAACAGACTTCTATTACCTAACGCTCTTGGACCAAACTCAGCTTTACCATTTGCAACACCTACAATATTGTTTTCTAATAACTCTTCCATAATATGTTTGATTGGATACTTACCTTTTATTTCTTCTCCAAGATATGGTGTTTCCCAATTTAACATTTTCATCTCACCAGCTGCAATCGCACCAATAGAACTTCCTGCATCTCCAGGATTTGGCATCACCCAGACGTTTTTGAAAAATTTATGAACATGTCTATTTGCTAGACAATTTAATGCACATCCTCCCATAAGAACTAAGTTTTCGGATTTGGTAAGTGTGTCCGTATAGTTTAGAAGTTTGATAAATTCTTCTTCATAAACTTTTTGTGCGGATGCTGCAAGATCGAAATGGTTAGCTTGTGGAAAGAATTTTCTACAGCCATTATGAAAGTTGTATTTGTATTGTAACATCTTTCGCATTTCTTCTGCATGACTTGGCTCTCCATAGGCTGACATACCCATGAGAATATATTCATCTTCGTTTGCTTTTAATTGAACGCGATCTGTTATTGCTGAGTAGAAGAGTCCGAGCGATTCGGGATATCTCCTCGAATAAAGTTTCTTCCCGCTAATCTTACCCCTTCCATCAGTCTCATATATTCCAATAGAAGTAGTGGTAAACTCACCAATAGCATCAATAACAAGAACGGCAGCAGAATCAAATTTAGAAGTTGCAAACCCAGCTGCTGCATGACTTTTGTGATGGTTTCCATATCTTATATCTCCTTGTATACCATACTTACTTAAATACTTTCGAGGATTCATCCATTTATTTGGCTGATCAGCGACAAATTTTCTAAGTGCTTTTTTATATGGATTTTCATACCAGTGAATTATATCTGGCTGTCCATATTCTAATGCTTTCTCAATCAAGTCTGAATTGAGATGCGGATCGTTTTTCTTTCTGCTGTATCTTTCACTATGACTTGCAAAAAGAATATTGTTGTCTTGTACCACCGCCAGTGACCCATCATGAGTACCAGCTGCAACGCCCCACTTAATCATAATTTTCTTTTCTTCGCGTTATGAACTATTTGTTTCTGCTCTTCCAAAGAAAGTTTACTCCATTGTGTGATTTCTTTTAATGACCTGTAACAGCCAATGCAGATATTGTCTTTGTTAAGTTTACAAAGTTTGATACAAGGACTCATTAATCATAGATGAATGGATCTTTTTCACGCAGTTCTTTTAACCGTTTTTTGAAAGCACGTTTTGCTTTCCATTCTTGTATTTTAGTTTTAATCCAACCAACCATTTTTGATAATATCCTGATAAATGATTTCAGTCCATTTTTTATAAATGACACCGTCTGGGTGTATATTGTCTCTAGCATAATTTTCTCCTGAATCCCCTCTCCAAACGAGAGTGTCATCTGTGTCGTGTTCATTTTTCCACGCTTCTGGAACATAATCCAAAAACCTATTAATATTTAGTTGTCTTGCAGTTTGTTTTATAAACTTGTCATGAAATAAGTAATTATCTCCTTTTACCCAAAGTTTACTATAATAAATTTCATTAATATTCCAACCTCCAAAATGTTGAACGCCAGAATTTAGTTGACTTGGTTGTGAAAACTGAGGAAACCTTTCTGCAGCAGACCATTGTATTATCATACCCCATGGATTAAAATGCTCCAAAACATTTGCTGCATTATAAAGCATAAAAAGATTTGAACAACCACCCACACCAAGATTAATTACTTTCCTTCTAAGTTTCTTACTGAGTTGTTCAGTTACAGTATGTCCATAAGGAACTCCAATACCTAACGTGTTGGAATCACCAAGCATAACAATAGATTCAGACCAGTCAATTTCCGACCATTGTTTTGCTCTGTAACCTTCTTCGTTTAAATCATAGGTTATTTTTATATTTTCCCATCTTTCTCTGAAACCACTTTCTATACTATTTTTCTTGAACTGTTCTGGAGAGTCAGATTGCATCCAAAGAGGACTGGCATTATCGTGTGTGAGTGAATTACCTTGTAATAACTTAGACATATCTTCTCCTCATAATTTCTTCAGTAACCAAATCTGCTATCCGTTTATGACCGAAATGAGAAGGGTGACCACATGGACTGATCAGACCTTTTGCAAATCCTTGCTTTTTATATCTGTTAAAGTATTCGAAAGTTATAATCGGTTGTAACTCTTCTTCAGATAAATCAGACTCTGATTCTCGTACAAGAAGTTCCATCATGGTACGATTACCTAGTGGCTTCCAAAAGTAGCCCCAATCAACAATGTTTGTATAGTGACTTTTATTTGGATGTATCATCGAGGAAAGTATAACAGGATCTATCTGTATATCAAATCCTGAGTACATTAAAAGTTTTGCATTGTTTAATTTACACCAGTTTTGAATCTCTGCAATATTAAGTAAACAATCGATTGCTTGTTGTTGGTCGCTACTTCCGTGTTTTGCATATCCTCGCCAAAACTCATTACCTTCAAGGTTTGGAAAAATTGGAAAGAAATTACTCCATTGAATGTTTTCGCCTATGTGTACCCAATCGAAACGAGCCATACCACTCATTTGGAATACTACAATCTTCTCTGCACGAGGATCTATATCATTGAGATAAAGTTCCTTTACAGCTGCTCTGTTTCCTCTTCCTTTCTCTCCAAGATTAATTGGTTCATAACCTATCTTTTCTGCAACAAGTTTAACCCAAGAGTTTCTTTTCTCTTCTTCGTCTATGTCTTCAATACCAGTATTGTGATGATATATTCTATCACCATGTTTCCGATGATATTCAAGAGTACAAGCACCTTGACCACTTGTAAAGCTACATCCAGTTCCTATAAGATATTTCATTATGCTTCCAATAGCGGAAGTTTTGGTAAACCTAACGCTTCTCTATATGTGTTATGATAAAAATGAAGTGGTTGTTCGTTTCGCCCAAAAGTTAAATGCTTTATATTCCCAGATTTAATTCCTTTGTATGCGTTTTCAGCAACAGCGAAATCTTCGTCTCTAATAACTTCACCAAAAACAGTAGCAAGTGCCTGTAATGGATTCTGATCTTTTGGAATATTAAATTTTGAACCCAACTTTTTGGTAGTGTTCCATACTCCCATTTTTTTTGCAATTTCTATAACTTCTGGGTGAAAATAAAATGAAATCTTTGAAACACATTTATGTGGAGAATTTTCTAAAGGATAAACCTTAATAAAGAATGCACCTTCAACTGTTGGTATAAAAATAATATTGGGAAACAAATAGTAAATAGGTAAAGCTGCTTGAAGGATATCCCATTCTTCTTCAGGAAGTTTTCTGATTTCATCCATATCTCTTTTCAAAATAATAGATCTAGCATTTCTTTTGAAAGTATCAAACATTTGTAAATTACCATAAACATTTTCAAAAAGAGAATCTTTATGTATGAATTGAAAATGATAAGTTTCACCAAACGTATCAATTGCTAATTTCCAATTCATATCTGTAACATATTCATCTCCGTGAGATCTAACCATCTTATCGAAATTACTCCAAGAAGTAAACTCTTCATTTAATTCATCGCCAAATAATTCATCTAAATTAATTTTTCCTTTTGGGTTTGGATGAACCCACAAGAAACCATATTTTTCTAAACATGGCAATTCAGTTAGTTTATAACACTTTTTGTCAATATTACCGAAATGCTCTTTTCTAGGATATCCAATTAGATCTCCTTCATTATTAAACGTCCATGCATGAAAAGGACAAGTAAATTTTGTTTTTACGCCACTCTTTTCTTCTTCTATTACAGAACCTCTGTGAGTACAAACATTATAAAATGCTCTAAACTTTCCTTGAGAATCTCTTGTTGAAATAATTGGTGAATCGAAATCATCTATTGTAACAAAACTATTCGGTTCTGGTAGATCTCCTGACATACCAATGATTTGTGGATAATCTTGAAAAAACTTTTCCCATTCTAAATTAAATCTGTCCACAGAGGTATAAGTATCAACTGGATTTTTAACTATACCACCTGCATCAACATTTGTGTTAGAGTCCAAATGTTTGAGCAACCCCTTCATTAATCTCATTTGTTCTTGTTTAATCATAGAAATACTCCAGCTGGTGTATTTTGTGGTCGTAAAAATACTCCTGATAGTAGTTTTTTAAATTTGTAATTGCAACATCCTCCTTTGAACAGTTTTCTTCTAACTGATCAAGATTGTGTTCCAATATTGGCGTTAATGATTTATACCAAGCAACCTTATCATCAATAGAGTCAATGTATTTTAGTATTTCAATAATCGCATCCATACGTTGATTGTCAGGGAGTGTATCATAAGACTCATCCCAATAATCTGAAAATGTTTTGTATCCTCTGTTTTTTAATATTTCAAGTGAACGCTGTCCACCCAATACAATAAATGGATGACCCATTGCAATAGGTTTGAAAACTTTTTCGCTAGTAAATGTTGATAATTCTTCTTCATAATACTGTGGCTCACTTACAACAGTTACAAAAGTTTTTAAACAATATTCAGGATGTGTCCTTCCAATATAATAACCAGTATCTTTATTGTGTTCTTCTCCCAGTATGTAAATACCGCGTTCAGGAAAACTACATAGTCCTTTTGACACTAAACCATTTGCTGCCATCTTATCAAAAAATTCTACTCTGTGTTTTCTTGCTCGTTTTTGTGGACAATTAAATGTCCATGTTTTATTTTGCTCTTTGAATAAAATGTCTTCATCGATTGTAAACTGTCTGGATTTTAATCTTTGGACAGATATAAACTCTTCAAATCCTGCATAGGGAATACATTTAATTCTATCCTCTATTCCTCTCATATCTGCATATTCTTCATACTGCTCATCAATTAACATGTTACCTGTTACATAAACTATGCATTGGTCAGGGATATGTAACCGTTTCGCTTCTTCATGAAACCAATCAAAGAGCCAGTCTACATGATAACCTTCCAAAGAAAAGTCGACAAGAAACATGGCAGTTCCATCTCTGAGTTTCTTTAAATAATTATCAGAAAGATAATCAAACATTGATTTCTCAGAAAGACCTAATCCTTTCGCCCAATTATCAATCGAGCCATTCACACCTGTAGAGATTAAAAAATTATCATCATCGTGTTGTATCAAATCAGATGCAAACATCGTCCTACACATTGTGTTGATCATAGGACTTACTTGAAATCTGGGTTGACCGCCTTTGGTCATATCATCACAATTGATTAGATTTCTTCGTTCTTTGAAATCTTCAAACATCAAATTCATTTACATCTCTCTGTCTTTCCACGTGGTTGGAGTTTTTTCATTTTCAATTTCTATTCTATATGCATAATCAAATGGCTTTGGTCCAACTTCTATAATATAGTCGACAGTTTTCTTGACTGCTTCTTGAAGCGAGGTGGAAGTATTATAATCTAAAAGTCTCCTCGCCTTTGAACTACTGCAAGTTGCAAACTTTACTTCTAATGGTCTATCATCTTTATATATAGGTTCACCTTTATACTTACAAGTTTTGGCTACTAACTCTGCAACATCATTTATTGTAATCGCTTCCTCGTCTGGTCCAATGTTAATTACTTCGTTTACGATTTCTTTATCTAATGCCATTTTAACGAGGCAAGATACACAATCAGCTACATAAGAAAAGCAACGCTTTTGTTCACCATCTCCATAGATGATTGCAGGTTTGTCTTGTAAGTTTCTATTCGCCATAATACTTATAACATTACGATATGGATCGTCAAACTTTTGACGTTCGCCAATTATATTATGTGGAACTGCAATATTATATTCCATTCCATGAACATCAGCGAGGCACTTTAATGTATCCTCTGCTGCAACCTTTGCAATACCATAAGGATCTATTGGCATCGGTTTCATATCTTCTTTAAATTGGTTGAGTGTTCCTGTCTGTTTACCATATCTTGCCATACTGCTACAAAAGATAAAACGCTTTACATCGTTTGCAATACTTGCACTGATTACAGATACACTTGCTTCATAAATGTTTCGAGTTATAAATGATGGACTAAAAACAGAAAACCCTTCATGTGCGGTTGCTGCACAATGCACAACAATATCTATTTCTTCATGAGCCATCATGTCTTTCATTAAGACTTGATCGCAACAATCAGCTTGATAAAATTTTACGTCGCGGTGTAGATTACAGCGGAATCCACCAATAAGATTATCCACCCCAACCACATCGTGACCAAGATGGATAAATTTATCAGCTAGGTGACTCCCCAGAAATCCTGCGACACCTGTTATAAAAATTTTCATATTCGGGAAATGTCTCCAAGAAATTTGTATTTCTTCTTCGGTCGTGTTCGTTGAACCAGTTGTAAAAATCTTTACGACCTTCGTTTAACTTTTCTTCACCATAATCACTGGTTTTCATATAATCGTGGACACGACGAAACTTCTCAAACTCGACGGTTTGAAACATAGTTGGGTCGGAGTCGTCAATATTCTGTTCGATGAAATCTAGACTTTCTTTCATATACGGCATGAATTCATCTTTCGGTAAAATGTTCATATCATAATGAAGTGGTTCTTTGAGATATGGCGTATCGAATCTAATGGTTCTTTTAGAATCACTGTCAGGAATAATAATTCCATCATACTGTTTACGCCATTCTAAAATCTTTTCTAACAATGTTTTGAATGTAGAAACAGTCAACGCATTGAAGGTTATCATAAGATTGATTGGTGTTTTTGTGCCCATCGCATATGTGTGAAAATTTCTCTCCCACAAATCAAGTTTCAATCCAGTTCTAATATATTCTGCTCTTTTATTCCAGCAGTCAATACTTGTATATAATGCAAAACTCTTAACACCTTTTCTTTTTCTGATCAGGTTTACATTACCTACAAGGTTGTCAACGAACTTCTCTTTAACACCAAGATTGGTATTTATGTTTAATTCTAAGTGTGGTTGTGGATTTCTATGTAATTCTTCAAATAATCTCCAAGTTGATTTGTGCATGAGTGGTTCGCCACCAGTAAGTCTAAGGATGCTAAGAGTCTTTACAACTTCAGGATACCATTTCCACCATGCTTCTACATAAGGATTCTGACCTTCTTCGTATGCTTTGAACCAATCAATATCGAGTCTGTGATTCTTAACCATATCATATGGTCCAAATTTCTTAATCTCTGACATAAATCGAGACGAAGAATTAGGATGACAATAACCACATTTGAAGTTACATTCATTACTAAAGGCAAGTTCGATATAATCTGGATTTACATCCATATCCCAATCAGAGGCAATGATATTATCCATTCTTTCTTTCTTGTAAAGAGATGCACTTCTGATCACACGATCAGAAATATAATCCTCACCCATAGCTTCAACATTCCAACAATAATTACATCCAACACATTTTTCACCGTTCAGCATCTGCTTACGTTCATCTTTTTTGTGTGGTGTGTTGTGTAACATTGAAGGATTTTCAGCCAATCCTTCTAATGGTATTTTATGTGGTGCTGGATGATAACAGGAATGTGTCATACCTGTCTGTAAGTAAATAGTTGTATGATACCATTTAGCAAAACAAAAGGTCGGACTAAAAACATCGTCCATTGCATCGCGCAACAGAAGTGCTTTATCTAAATCACTCATATAATTTGTTCCCAATCAAAATTAATAATATTATCACGAACCCATGTTTCAGGATTCGCGTTTCTATGTTTTACTGTATCATCTATTTGTTTTAGTCTTTCTCTATCAATCCTCGGATGAAGCATAGTATTATCATCAGGATATACAGTAATCCCGATATCTCTGTACTTACATACTCGTTGTTTTCGAGTCGGATTTATTATATACGGTATTGTTGTTGGAGTCAAGTATGAATTCAAGCGTTCAATAAAGATCCTATCACCCATATGCATATTCACATACTCTTCATCATAACCACCAGACTTCCAAAAGTCCTCTGTTCGTATACAATAATCATTATGTGTCACTTCCTTCTTTTTACCGAGTAAGAAGTTATAATATTCATCGTGTCTGTAAGAGTCAATGTATCTACTAACGATCTCAGCACATTCATCAATGCCTTCTCGGTCTACATCTGTTAACCATGCCCACTCAGTTTCAACATGCTTCATTGCGAGATTACGACAACCATGAGAGTTAAAACCTATATCTTTCTTAACTCTGAACAAACTTATGTTTTTATCTGGATATTCTTTTACAATATCAATTGCAGGTGAATTAGGAGATCCATCATCAACAATAATTAATTCTGAAAAGAAATCTTCATTGAAATTATTTTCAATAAAGAAATCTAATCTGTGTGGGTCTTCAAAGTAAGTTGTAACAAGCGTAATCATTTATATCCTAATACCATAAATCTTGAGAACTCAGAATTATTTGGACCACCGCAAGGAAAAGAAAACTCTGTTTGTGTGTCCTTGCAGTGGTTGATTCTTTTAAATTCTTCCATGCTGTGTGCACATCTTATATGCTCTGGGTCATCCCAAAAATTATTACCCTGTAATACATACAAAGTTCCTTCTGGTATTTTATCCCACCACGCATCGTATGTATCTTGCGTCACGTGTTCAGTTGCAGTATTGATCACAGTGTCTGGTATATGTGCATTTGAATAATTAAATGAGCCCATGTCTGCAGTGAATGGTACTATTGATGTCGGTTTGCTGTATGTGTTTGAAATGACCCAATCACATATTGGATCTATATCAATAGAAACAAGAGCAGAATGAGAAAGTTTATCAGAGTCTTCTATAAGTTTTGCAAGAATTCCATACCAGCCACCAAAGATATATGTATTACCTAAGTGTCCAATATTTTTTAATGCAGAAAGTAAATGACTTTTACTATCAAGTTGACTCTCCCAAAAACAATCCATAAACCGTTCAGCTAGGTCAGGATGAAATCTAATAAACTTCATCCAGTCTGCGAGAGTTTGAGGTTTTATTTCCACTGGTCTTTCCATAACTAATTAATCTATCTTATTTATGCTAGAAATCCCAGCTTTATTATAAATAGTAGCATACTATATCATGTCTTGATTGTCAAGCATTGATATGTTAAAGAGAGAGAAAATATGGAAGAAATTTTTACCCTAGTTGGTGAGTTGGGATTCCCAATTGCAAGTGCCATTGTTGGCGGTTTCTTCATGTTCCTAACCTTACGATACATTATGGCTGGTGTTATTGATCAGGTGAACAGTATGCATGGGATCGTGAAAGCACTCGATAATCGTATCAAAACAATGAACCATGACTTAATTAGACTTGACACGACCATGTGTGTTGTGTTAGGAATTAGACCTTCATTGAATCGTATCTCTAGAGCAGATGGTAAAACAGATGCAAGGAGAGACTAATGGATATTGTAACCACAATTAAAGACTTCGGATTTCCGATAGTTGCAGCAGTTGGTATGCTGTATATGGTTTACTATGTCTGGAAGACAATCACAGAAAAAATTGAAGCAAATTTAGAGGACGCGCAAACTACATTGATTGCATTAATCGATCGTGTGCGCATGTTAGATAACGACATTATTCGCCTACAAGAAAAGCTGGATACAGCTATCGAGGTGAAGGGGTTAGAAGATGAAAAGAAACCAAAGAAACGCTAGAGAGCAAGTTGCTTGGGAGATGACGAGAAAATCAATCGGTGACGGAGTATGGAAATTTAAGGAAGTTGCATATCCGTTGACATTTATATTTGCAATAGTATTGTTATTATTAACAGTACCTGCATATGGTACGCCAAAAGAATACAAGTTTAAATCTCCATCTTTTAGTGGTATAAATCAATCGTCACATTACTTAACGATTGAAAACCAAGAAACTTCTCGTAAAGAAGCGATTAAACAAGAGATCGAAGATCTTAAGAAACAACTTGAAAGAGACGCTGAGAATACTACACTCGCGAAATTTATTCGTAATGTTGAGAGCAGAATTTACTCTACCCTCTCAAGACAATTGGTAGAGAGCATGTTTGGTGAGAATCCAAGCAGCGAAGGATCCTTCAATATTGAAGGTACAGGAATAACTTACGTCAGCGATGGCGACAAAGTGGAGTTAACAATAACGGATGAGAACGGTAAAGTCACTGTTATCACTATTCCTATTGGGGATTTTGGTATCTAGCTGTGCTAGTACTGGCGATGGCTGGGAGATACCAAAGGAAGAATCTGCTGAAGTACAACTTACTTTATTAGAAAAAGAACTTATAGCAATTCATCCTCCAGTAAGGAAACCGTCTGTTGCGGTGTATAGATTCACTGATCAGACAGGACAGAAAAAACAAAACGCTGGTGGTGGAACATCATTCAGCACTGCAGTCACTCAGGCTCCAGATGTATATCTGATCAGAGCGTTAACACGTGCTGCAAACGGTAACTTTTTCCGTGTCATCGATCGTCAAGTCTTAGACGATCTGACAAAAGAGCGTCAATTAATCAGGCAGACGCGACAAAGTTACGAGGGAGAGGGTGCAAAGAAATTGCCTGCACTCACTTTCGCAGGTATGATTATAACAGGTGGCATAGTCGGTTATGACCATGGCACAGATTCTGGTGGTGCTGGTGCACGATATCTTGGTATCGGATCCAGCAGAGAATTCAGTCGAGATACAATAACGGTGAACATTCGTTTGGTGAGTGTTGCGACTGGCGAGGTATTACTTGAGGTTCTATCGAGCAAAACTATATTATCCACGGCATACGGTGGAGATGTGTTCAAATTTATTGAGCAAGGTACTGAACTCGTTGAAATAGAGTCTGGTGTTGCCCAAAATGAAAGCGTATCAATTGCCACGCAAAGAGCAATAGAAACAGGTGTCTTAGAACTCATAAAACGTGGAAACCAAAAAGGGTTCTGGACATATAACGGAGTAAGCAATGAATAACTTTACAAAAAAAATATTTGTAATGTTGTTCCTCGTAAACGCAGGGACATCGCCTGTATGGGCTGATAATGCGATTTATATCGACCAAATTGGAGACGGTGTAAATATCGACATTACTCAAGATGGTAGCGGTAACAAAGTTGGAGGATCTGCCTCTGACACAACCAAAATGACGTTACAGGGAGATAATATTAATTTCTCTATCGACACAGTTGGTTCAAGTAACTCTATCATCGGTGACATCGTTGGAGGAGGATCGGATATAGATATTGATATTGCTGGAAGTACCAACTCTATCAACTGGAATATAGATCCAACCAACACATACGGCGCAACAGATGGAAATTACACACTTGGTATCACAGGTGGTAATAATGAACTTGATTTAAACGTAGGAACAAATGATGCAGCAAGCAATGGAACATTTGATTGGACCATTGATGGCGACTTTAACACAGCCACTATCGATATTGATGTGGGTAGCTTCAGCAATATAGTTGACTGGATTGGCGACAACAATACATTAACATACGACGCAGATGGATATGACGGTCACGAAATGTCCTTAACTGGTGATGGTAATTATTGGAATATAACTGTCGATCAACAATCAACACTGCAAAAAGATTTGTTATCAATAGAGGTAGATGGTAATGGAACTGCACAAACGCCTGCAGACGTGTGCATTAGCCAGTCTGATTCTGGTACTGCCACAGGTTGCAACTAGCGATGTCGGTTCAGTCGATCGTGTGGTTGGCTGGAGAGAGATTGTTAGGGAAGAACAATCAATAGAACCACAAAAAGGTTCTGATGTAATTACAAAAGACGACCTTCGCACTGGCGAGGGTCGTATGCAGGTCAGGTTTGTAGATGATAGCAAACTTAGAATGACTGAGCATACTCGTATTGTAATTGACAATGTAGTCTTTGACGACGATCCAACAAAGTCGGATCTAGCAATGACATTCGCACAGGGAACTGCTCGTTTCATAACAGGTTCACTGGGCACAATCGAGAAGGAGAACATTAGACTTCGTACTCCAACTGCATCGATAGGAATACGTGGAACAGATTTCACAGTAACTGTTGATGAGTTTGGAAGAACTCTAGTGATTCTCCTTCCCGATATTAATGGTATATCGTCTGGAGAGATTATTGTATCAACAATGACAGGGGATGTCGTGTTGAACAAACCTTTCGAATCTACAACAACATCGGTAGCTGAACTACCACCAACAAACCCAGCAATCCTAGATCTATCTTTGGATATGCTAAACAACATTCTAATTATCACACCCCCAAAAGAAATGGAATCTGTAGAGGATTTCTATGCATCAACAAGTGCAATCAGAAATATCAATCCATTAGACATAGATTTCTTAGACGAGGTATTACTTGATGATGAAGAACTCGAGAGAGATTATCTTGAGTTTACTGAACTTGATATTAATTTCCTTGATGTTGAACTATTAGAAAACCTTCTTGATCAGTATTCAGATCTTGAGACTGAACTTCTAAAAGAAGAACAACAAACAGGTGACATTAATATTGAAGGAACTGCAGAAGGATTTGATACTGTAACACAAGTCGCTACAATCGTTGATGGCGAAAAAATTGTAGTGAGAAGAGAAGTATCAGACATAGTTGAAATATCTGTAGACCAAAGTGCACAAACAGAAATAGTAATAGAACAAGACGGAAAACTACTCGATCCAATAGTCATCAATAAGGGTGACACTAACAAAATAAATATTTCACAATGAAGATGTGGCATGTCATAATCACTGTCGCAGTGCTCGTCGCGATCAGGCTCGTAGATCCCTTCCTCCTAGAAAGTGCAAGACTTTCTTGGTTTGATTTACAACAACGAAATCAAGACATCCAAACATCAGAACAAATTGTTTTGGTAGATATTGACGAGCAAAGTCTTGTAAAGTTTGGGCAATACCCTATCCCAAGAAGCGTTATGGCTGATGAGGTCTATAAACTCGGTGAATCTATTATTGCGTTCAACATACTTTTCTCAGAACCAGATCGACTCGGTGGCGATATGGACTTCGGTGATGTATTGTTCGAGAAAAATGCACTCGTAGCGATTGCTCCAGCCAGTAAGACTAATATAGAATACAGACCAAAGGGAACTGGCTATGCGACATTCGGAGATATAGGTGCAGAGGAGATACGACCAGAACTTTCAGGTATGTTATTTGCTCGTGAAGAGATTATGGAGTCTGCAATAGGATATGGAACAATATCTTCTACGCCAGACGCGGATGGTATCACTCGAAGAATACCACTACTTGAAAATTTCGAGGGAAGATTGTATCCAGCACTTGCATTAGACATTCTAAGAGTCGCAGCTGGAGATATTTCCTATCAAATTAAGACTGATGAACTCGGAATACGCTTTGTCAGGATTCCAAAGTTTGATGTTGTAAAAACTGATGACATGGGAAATGTAAATATTGCGTTTTGGAATGAGTTTAAGAGATATTCATTCACTGAACTTGATAAAATACCTGATGGTAGCATTGCAATAGTCGGTGCAACCTTTGAAGGTTCTAATTTAATCTCAACTCCAATGGGTTCAATGTATCCACATGACGTGCAAGCCAATCTTTTGAAGACTATGATTGGTGGTGTAACGATTTCAAGACTGCCAGAGTTTAAAATTTACGAAATTGGGTTGACAATTATCGGTTCATTGATAATTTTAGTCATGCTCAGCAAAATTTCAATCCTGATCAGTGGAATTTTATCAATTTTATTGGCTTCGGCTGCAATTTTTGGTGCAAATTACATGTTCAGCACTCATTTTTTGCTTTTTGACCCAATTTTTTACGTTCTAACGCTAATTTTAGTGTTCGCACACGGTAGTTTTGTTCAATTTTACACAAATTTTAAGCAAAAACAGATGATCAAAGGTCAGTTCGGTACATATTTGTCGCCAGATATGGTTGACATGCTTGCAAAAGACCCATCGCTGATGAAACTTGGCGGTGAGCGTAAAGAAATGACGTTTTTGTTCATGGACATTTGTGGATTTACTCCTATCTCTGAACATTACAAGAATAATAACGATCCAGAAGGGTTAGTCGCACTGATCAATGAGTACCTAGACCAAATGACAAAGATAATATTGAAGAATGGCGGTACGATTGATAAATATATGGGTGACTGTATCATGGCATTTTGGAATGCTCCACTTCCATGCGAGAATCATGCCGAGATGGCAGTTAAATCAGCAATTGAAATTGAATTAAAAACTAATGAATTACAGAAAAAATATGAAGAAGAAGGTTTACCACCAATCAATGTGGGAACAGGTATCAATACTGGTGACTGCATTGTTGGTAATATGGGTAGCGAATCTCGTTTTGATTACAGTGTCATCGGCGACGCTGTCAACCTCGCTGCAAGACTCGAAGCAACAGCTGCCAGAGGAGAATATGCAGATTACAAAACAATCTATTCCTCATTTACTATGGAAAGACTCGGAACAACAGTTGCCTCCAAGTCCATCGGTACAATTAAGGTAAAGGGAAAGGACGAGGAGATAGAAATTTACACTCCAGACTATAAATAGGTTATGTCAGTACAAAAAGGGTTTGAATACGAAAAATATCTTTATGCCTGTCTCAAGGAGTCAGGTATCGCTGCTGGCAATCCTCCAGCTGGTGCTGCATCGGATCGTCCAGATCTAGAAATCAAATTAGTAAAAGATAGAGATACATCTGCAAAGGGATGTGAACTTAAACTTGCACCAACTGCTGGTGGTAGTTTGGTAATGAAATACAATAAGGGTAAGTGGCAGTTCGATCCTAAATCAAAAGGCGACAAAGAAAAAGAATTTATGATGGGTGTTGCAGATAAAGCAAACCTATTAAGAGAAATGAACACCAGTGGAACTTATGGTACAAACTGGAGAGGAAAGATTCCATTTCTACAAAACGATGATTTAGGTAGAAAGGTTTTGGCAGAGGGTGTAACAAATAAGAGACAAGCATACGAAAAAGACATCAAGCAATTTGGTGGACAAAACGAAGTTAAGATTCCAGTAATGGCAAAGGTTATGTGCGATTACTACAATCTAAAAGACACACATTATCTAAATGTCGCTTCCCATGGGTTCTATCTAATGAACAGCAAAGACCCATTGGGACTTAACAAGGGATTGACTCTTCCAATACCTGACTTTGCAAAAAATGCAAGATTACAAATAAGAGTAAGATGTCAGTATAAAGGAAGCGGAGATTATCAGTTTGTTATGACATTAGAGTTTGGTGGCGTAACTGCATCACCATACAATATTGGTCCAATACAAAGTAAGAACAATGTTCAGATTGATAAAAGAGAATTGTATAAAAAAGAGAACATGCCTCTTTTAGAAAAATTTGGATACGTGGAAAAATAATTACTTACGAGAAAACTTCTGTTTTTCTCTTTTCATTCTAGCAAGTAACATCTTCCTCTGAGAAGTCCACTGATTTTTAGATCCATATTCACAACTAATCCATAACATCTTTCTGCTAACTAGGAATGTGGGCATATGAAACTTATTGCCCCAGTGTAAGGCAATGTAAGGTATTCTATGTGGTTTGTAACCACTGATCAGTCCAAATGAAATGAAAGGCAACTTAATGCCTCTAAATCTTGATACTCTATAAAACGAGTTTATGTACCAACCTTGTTCAACCCATTTCTTTCTTACAATGTGACATGGGTGTGCCTGATTGTATCTACCTTCAGGGTAATGTTTTGACCGAAAGAAATAGTGTTTCTGCATTGAAGTTGGGGGAGACCGAAGTCTCCCCAATCCCCATTACTGAGCAAGGGCTGCATAACCTGCAGCAATAACTGCTTTAGTAGGAGTACCTAACTTGTAAAAGTCAGATTTCTTTCTACCTCTAGATCCAGCACGACCTTCATTCAAATGAATGGCGTAACCTTTTCTACGCAGATAATATACTACATTGTGTGGATTGCTAACGCCGAAACGTGAAGCAATCTGAGTAGCAGTTAAAGTACCACCTGATAAAAAGGTGTCCAATGCGCGACTAGCAGCCGACTTATTTGTAGATGTTTTCATAAATTTCTCCATTATAAAGTTTACATCAATTGGTTTTACGTCTTTACGACGATCAGTCACCACGACTAATTCAGTATGCGTTTGGATCTACCTCTTCGATGTCCAATTGATTGTGCATAAACACTTCCAAGTCCATCGGATAATATCCAAACTTCTCCATAAGGTTGCTGATAAAATCATCACCCTCGTCATATTCTTCACGGATTGCTACTTCATCAGGATTAGCATCGCCATAGAACTCTAAGTCCTCTGAGACACCATCCCAGCAATCACAAAACTCCACTTCTTCAAACAGATCTTGGGGTTCAAAGATATCTCCATCATTATGTTCTAATGCATCGTGCAACATATTAACTTCATCCTCGTTCTGAGGAACAATCCGAACCGTGCCTGCACGCCAGAGTGTACGAACACCAATACACTGTTTGGTATCTTCGTGTTCAAAGATTTCTAATTCTTCATATGACTTCTTCCAAGAAGGAGTCACTTCATAAGTTTTTCCAATTTCAATAAGCACTAAAATACTCCAATAGTCCGATAGCTAAAATTACGCTGATCACAGCATTCAATACAATAAGTGCACGGTCATGCCAAGCAATGGCAACAAACGTCCATCCAATTGTTCCAATAATACTAAAAATTAAATCCATCAGATGAAATCCTGATGACCTACAAATAACTGCAGCAATTATCATAAACGTGGCAAACCACTTTACATACCAGTCCAGTGTGTACTTTGGTGTTGCAGATTTGAATATTCGTTTGGAGTTTTCCAACTCTTGCTTTGTTACATTGGGATCTACTTTAGGCATAACATTGCTTCCTTCATTACTTCTTCTTCACGAGCATACGCATCAATCTCCCATGGTTGATCATCGTATTTCGTATTGGTGTGGGTTTCGCCTTTCCATATGCAAACATTGACCAGCGATTGACAATCGCCAGTTTGAACTAATTGCAGTCCGACATTTTCGAGTTTACCTGAAATCATTTGCTCAGCGTGTATCATCTCGTGAGCAATGTTCCGATATATTTGTTCTTGTTCAAGTGGTTCACCTTGAACTGTTGTAGCGACTTCGATATCAATCTCATCATCATCACCATAGCAGAATCCACCTGCATCTTGGTCACATTTTTCCTTCACATCTACTCGTACTTCAGTCAACGAGTTTTCAATTCCTAATACTTCACCGACAGCGAAGATATAATCTTGATACTTATCGGCATTATCCATAGTGAATATCATTAAACAGATCCTCTCTCAACTATACCTATATTCTACTACAAGCACAATGTAAAAGTCAAGCACTAATTTATAGGTAAACCCAATTAATTTCTTTATATAATTCAATAAGTTGCTCTCTTTCTTGCTTCCAAAGGGAGAGTCTATAACCTTGATCATCCATTAAAGTCTGGTTTGTAAGGTGTTCTTTGTCACCCATCCCTGCAAGGTATATGGTTTTGAATCCTCTTTCAGCTGCATCCCACATAGCCATCGATCCAGATGCCATTTCAAATGGAAGAGCAGTAGGGTAAACTGACAATACATTGTCATCTTCATAACAATATGTAACTCTTTTCTGGTCACCTTGACCGCTAATCACAGCCCCATCTGGTGTGAACTCATTGTAGTCTACATCGTCAAAGTCCTTTCCTTCCATCATCGCATTAGCGACCTGACTCGGAATAGGATTCCAATCTAAGAATAATTTGTTTCCCTTATAATTTCGATAGACATCGTGTTGTGCTAGAGGATCTGTTGATACGACCCACTCGAATGGTATATCCTCTTGATATGCAAGATTACATCCATAGATAGCCGATGTTCCTATGTATGGTTCGAGATCGAGATCTCTCCTCGATGCTCCATTACCCAGTATCAAAGCTGCATCAAACATATTCATATAATACCACAACTCTTATAAATAGTCAAGCATATTAATCGGAGAACTCAATAATGCCACAATACATTAAAAAAACAACAACTCTCAAAGCACTTGCTAAAAACCACACTTTAGTAGTCAATGGCGAGATTACTTTGGAAGAAGGATGGGAGCAAATCAAAGGTGTTTGTCCGTTGTTCACTGATCAACCTTATGGTGAAGCACACGATAAATTCACAGACTCATTTCTAGAAGTCATAGGTAAAGCACCAGCGTTTAAAAATGCTCCACAAGAAGACAAAGATGTACTCCAACAAGTCAACGAGGATTATGTTGCTTACCGTTATATCCAAAATACTTCATACGACGAAGATAGAAAAATATATTCTTGTGACATCGTTGAGTATTACAGAGACCAAGCATCTGTTGACTTAGCAAAAGCTGCATTAGATGCCACAGAAACATATGACAGTAGGGAACTTCCAGAAGATCAACAACCAACCTATGAAACAGTTGACTTCCATCGACCTTATCCAAGTTAATCCTTATCGTTATAAATTCCCCAAGAGATTAATGCACCGAAACTCTCAAACTTGTGTAGAGATTTTTCCCAGTCATTATCCGATTTATAATATGTGGTGATTTGCTCATCGGTAGATTTACCAGTTTGCTCGTCAATCACAAAGTGATCAATAAACCATTTGAAACGATTGTTTTCATCAGGGAATGGTTTCATATAATACGCTCTCCATATGTCGTAATCTCAGTCATAGAAAGAGATGCACCCAAACGCGGATCTGCATTTTTCTTGCCTTTCTTCATACGATTATATGCACGTTTCAGCTTTGGTGTCAGGAGTTTCAATACATCCTCACCAGACAGCTTCCACAATTCAACAACCTTACCACCTTCGTATCTTGCATGGTAATGGTTTTTGTACTTAGCAATTTTCTTATATCTTAAATAATGTAACTGTTTACGCCATGTCGGTTGGACAGAGATCGCGTTATATGTTGCGTTGATACGAGGTGCAATGGTCGACTTATATTCACAACCACCGTCCTCGTCAATACCGTCTGCACCAGACAATGTATCACTTACCTTATGACCTAATAATCCAGCCATATGAATCTCTTTCGACCTAGCATACGAGAAGGGATCTCCCCAACCGTTCTGATCACACAAGTCAAACATCTCTTCGTATAACTCACGAAACTTAGCTTCAGCACTCATATTTTTTCCTCTCTTCATAATCAATACATATATCTTACATCAACCGAGATAAAAGTCAACACTTATATCAAGTTTTTTTCAAATATTTTTCGAGTGTAAATCTCTTGGAGTCGGAATGCTTCTTTCTCCCATGGTTGTTTTTCGTAGGGTGTTTTTTCTTCATTGTAGATACGTTTCTTCCAGCGTGTTCTGTCAGATGATAGATCCTCCATTTCGCCTAGTACAAACTGCTTCACATGAACAAACTCGTGACATAATGTACGAATGAAATCAAACAACATCAAATCATTATGTATCTCAATGTCAAACACTCGTGGGTCGTCTGTATCATGACAAAAGCCATCCACCTTATGTTTATCAAGATTCTTAATATGAATCTGCACATCACATTTACGAATCTTTGGCAGTAACTCTTGCATCATAAACGAGCCAACTGCCATGGCTATGTCACGTTGATGCTTCTTGCCACCTTTGGTTGTGATCAACATTATAACTCCTTCTGGAACATTTGTGCTACTTTACGATGCCATGTCTCGCCATTGTGTGTACGATCTCTCGCTTCAAAGTCTGGTGGAGGAGCATCAGCTACTGATTTCAATACCAGCTTACGCTCTCCAACATGGCGTTTCACACTCTCTATGCATTCATCCAGTATTTCCTGATTCTTTGTTTCGTCTAATAGGTCAAGATGTGGGTGTTCATCGACAAATTTTCTGACCAAATCAGAACCTTTCTCATACCAATATGGATCGTGGGCAGTGCCATGCTTGTCATAAACCGTTCTTGCATAGTGATCAAGACTGTAAGGTATCATCATTGTATAGGTTGCTGTGTTTGGATTCCAGATCTCTCTACGTGCTGAATCAGGCATGAGAATAATTACTTCCTCAACTTCACTGTTGGGAATCCAGTTTTGTACCAGTCGTGCGACTGTCTGTGGCGAGGCAGCTGTAACACCAAAGTTGGTTGCACCCAGTAAAAAAGGATAGCTGTTCTCGAATGCCACTTCATACCCAAAGGTATGCGAACAACCAAATGCCACTCGCTTACCAATCACTCTCTCTGGTTTACGAAAACCATAGGAATCATATTGATAAGAAATAATTTGATTGTTCTTGAGTTGTGCTAATGCACCAGCAGCGAAAGGCGATGCTATATATTGTGTTACGCTTTTTGGTCCAAATAATCCGAGTGCGTATTTACCTATATCCTCTGGAACTACCATCCACCGTCGCCTTTACTCTTCTTCTTTTTCTCGAAGTGAAATTTACCAGAAAGTCCCAGTATAGTAAAGGCAATACAGCCCATTAGGATAAGAAACATATAAAAGAAATCTATCATTTACCTATGTCCTTAATATTGTTTTTTGTTATGACTTGGTATGCACCTTTGTTATAAGCTGGAGCAATCGTAAAGTTTTTGCTCTCTTCTCTTTTCCACGAAGTATCTCTGCTGACAGAAGCAGTACCAATGCCGTTACCCATCGAAGGATACTTCTCGCGATGCTCCTGTGCTCGAGCCTGTCGGTCAAGATCTGCTTGCGAGATCTTCAATGGTTTAAAGTCGGACTTTCGTGCTTTTACCTTTGGCGAAGACATTGACTTCTTTGCCATCTTCCGCTTTCGTCCATTCATATCGTAGCGGAGTGAACTGCCGTAATTTTTTATACTCATAATTTATATCTCCAAACTGGCGGTCTGTAGGAGAATCGAACTCCTGTTCCCTCTTAGACAGAGAGGTGTAATAGCCATTATACCAACAGACCTGATCAGTTTATGCCACATTTACAGTGGGAGCAATGTAGTCAGCGTAATAACCTCTATCATCAAACTCCTCACCTTTAGAAGTAAAGGAAGTGAAACCATCCATATCGAACTGATCAAGCACAACAGTGTCACCTGAATTTTGATAGCCCATAGGCACTAAGAAGAAATACTTCTCAGTCTCTGGGTCAAATATCACATCACCAGAAGAAGTAGATCTTAAACCCTTAGAAAACTCTTGCTCAGAGATCTTCACTTGGTAATTTTCAACCCAACTCTCTTCAATGTTATTTGTAAGCTGATATGCTTGGGATAAAGAATCCGCAGAAACAACAGCAACCTCTGTAAATCCAGCACCAGCAGTACCGAATTTATTCGCGTGATATACGATATAGTCTTTCATATTTACTCCTCTATTTAAAAACATAAGTATATTCTACTAAATTGGAGAGAAATGTCAACAACTATTTGCTTCTAAGAGATGGTTTTTTATAACTCTTTTGAAGGTGGCGACGCATAGCAGATGCTCGGACTCTCGCCGAAAAAAATTCTCGCGAAAAAATTTTCTTACTTGATCTCCACAAGTCCGTGGCATGTACCCTTGCAAGAGACGCGATAGGAGAGAGGTCGCCAAGTTCTGGACGCCTAGCCAATAGTTCTGGGGAGGAGGAAAGGAGACTCGACTCCCCAGAGAGGACAGTCATCTAGACGATACGACCTTTATCTATCCAGATGAGTTCCTCGAACTTTTCCTCGAAGGTATATCCTCCGAGCGAGAACTGTGTCTCGTGCAGTTCCTTTAAGACAAACTTGACAGCTTCCTTTGCGGTCTTAAAAGAATACCATTTGAGCCGTGCTTCTCCGTAGGTGGAGAGCCGTACCTCGTATTTTGCTTTTGCCATATGATCAACTCCTTTCTTTCATCCAAGCAGAGAGGATCTCTCTCGACTCGTACTTGTCAAGGTCAAACATGGCAGCGAGATGTGGAGCAGCACCAAACATATTAATGTCTCCTGTCTCGCGTAGGTCATCCAAGAATTCGAAATACTCTTCCATGCTATACTCCTTGCTCTTCAAAACACTTGTTGGCATATGCTTCTGCTTCTGCTTCCGACATACCGAGTGCCAATCCTTCCTCGAACTTCTGCTCTAGGAAGATTTCATTTACATTACAACTCATAATTATACCTCTCTATTAAAATTCTTGTCTCTCTCAAAGGGCGACACCCTATTATATGGGAGTCACTCCAAGAAGTCAAGCATTATTTTGCATCTTTTTTGTCATATCTCCGCTTGACTTCTGTCGTGGAGTGTGCTATAATGAGAGATGGCTCGTGGC